GTTTGGAGTCAGATATCGTGACACAAACTACACAGAATTATATAATTGGTGGACAGGAATGGACAGTGCGGAGTTATTTGGCACAGATACCGTGACAAAAGCAGCAGTGGAAATTCTACCTGACACCCAAAATAAGGAGAAAAACATGAGTGCTATTGAAAAACTGAAAGCTCTATTCCAATCTGACTTTGCTGTAGACATTGACTACAGCGAGAGCAAAGCTCGCAAAGTGGTTGATCTGTTTAAGGATGTTCGTAATTTGGATATCCGCTTTGAAGTTGAAGAAGGTTTTAAAGATACATGGATGCATGGTGGTTTCTTCCTGGATAACTGGAACTATTTCGGTATTAAAAGGGGTGGAACATACCTGCACGATGATGATTGGGGCGACGATGATCCAATCAGCGTAAATCACTTCGAACAGATGGTGTTGGATGCACAGGCAGAAGCTGTCAGCGCACCAGAGCCAACTAAGAGTGTGGTTGTTCTGGGTGAAACTCTGGTTGTTACTGGTGGCGTTGTGATTGTCACCTATAAAGATGGTAGTGTTTTCCATCTTCGCCAGGATGGTAAAGCTACCCTGGATATCACAAACCGTGTTGTTATCACAGAGCACAACTTCCTGAAAGATGGACAACCTGCCTATGAGCGTGTAACCGTTAAGCTGGAAGTGCTGGATAGTGTCCAATCAGATTCTCTGAAACTGACTATCCTCGACAACGGCGCAAAAGTGGATTTCACCACTACGTTCGTACTGTAATTCTGGAGGGGGCTTTGCCCCCTCTATTGCAAAATCCTCCCTCCTGTGGTAGAATAATAATTCGTTAACTAAAAAGGAGGCAAATTTGCTGATACGAAACTTTGTAACAATTGCGTTACTATCCTTAACTGCTTTTACATTTACACCTGTTGTGGCGCAAGCCGAAGCTGCAAACGTAAAGACCGCTAAAGTAGTTCACAAATGTACAAAGCGCGATACAAAAGAAAATCTTTTAGCTTGTGCGATGTATGCAGAAAGCCGAGGTCAAGGCAAGAAAGGCATGGCGGCTGTTGGTAATGTGGTGCTTAACCGTGTTAATGCTCCTCAATTCCCTAAGACGATTAAAGGTGTCTTATTCCAACCAGGACAATTCTCTTACACTTATAAAGGCAATTTCAATGTTGTCGAAAAGGATAGCTGGTATGACGCAAAGTACCTGGCTAATAAGTTGATCTACCTTAATGCCAATTTCCCAGAGGCGCGTGATGCTACAGATATCACAAAGGGAGCCATGTATTTCAAGAAGAAAACTATACGTACACATTGGGAGAAAGATATGACTCTCGTGTATCGTTATAAAGAACATCAATTTTACGTACCGAAAGGGTAAGGAGTTCATATGCCGGATAGTTCAGTAGTAGTAGCCAGTTATCTCATGATCGGTCTTACCGAGGAAGATATCCATTATATACGCAAACATCTGGAGAGTTACGGTGCAATGTTCATCGAAGAAGATGACAAGCCGGATGTTTTCCGTATCGAGATCATTAGCGATTCGATCTATCCGTGCATTGCCCTTAAGGTGGATGCAGTGGTATGGGAGCGTTTTGCACAATCTCATGATATGGTAGAGTTCTCTGCCGTTACCACTCAAAACAATATCCTGGGAGCATTACATTGATGGCTGAAATTATCGAGGTGAACTTTCGTACCAAGAAGCGTATTGAGAAGTACACCATCATAAAAATGTTTGCGTTGTGTGCTTTAACAGTGTAGTCTATGACTCTCGTAAAGGTGAGAACGAAAACGAACCTTATATTGAGATTTCTAAAAACAAGGGGCAGTGCATCTGTAAAGCCTGCTCCGTAGCTATTAAGGAGGTTGTGGATGCAAACGAATGGGACAAATAACGTAGAGGTGTTTGATAATCTCACCCAAGTAACGGATGAGAAACTTCTCAAGTTGCGCGATGTGGCTGGTGCTTATCTCCAGAAAACTTTTAAGGATTATCAAGAAGCTCGTGAACATAGCATTGCTATCCAGTTGGAACTGCAAAATCGCGGGATTGTGAAGCCTAAAGATTGATAGGCAATACCAATTGGACATTTGCTCTGATTGGTGCTAAATTAACAATACAGGAGGGAGAATGATTTTCCACATTACTCCCTATCTTTCTGGTGATATCGGCAAGGGCATCAATGATACCATCCGTGAGTTACCGGAAGATAGTTGGATTTGTCTGAGAGATATCGACACGATGTTTCTCCTACCGGAACAACCGATGTGGCTCGAAACACTGGTGCGTTCCAACCCCGAATATGATGTAATTGGTGCATCATGCAATCGCTTAGGATCAACATATCAACTCTTCGATAGAGTTATCAGCGAAGAATCAGACATACGTAGGCATATAGAAATCGCAAAGATTGCGAAAAATCTTTTTGGAATGGATATAGAAGAAGTTCCTCACGGTGTTCCTTTAGCTGGATTTTTCTTGCTTTTCAGAAAAAGTCTGTGGACTGAATTTCCGTTTGAAGAACGGTCTATTCAATTCGATCTGATTTTCTCTAACGTCCTACATCAGGCAGGTAAGAGATTAGGCATCCTGCGAGGTATGTATTTGTTCCATACTTATCGTCTTGGATCAGATGATCCACGGAAAGCCATTTCACATCTTATTCACTGTCAGGATATGAGGAAGGTAATATGATGGATTCTATAGGGAGGATTAGAAATATGTTTGTTCACAAACCACGTCTGTATTGTGATAACAAATTAGGCAGTGGCTGTGATTACCACCGTATTGTTATGCCGTTTGCTGACAATGAATTTCAGCCTAAAGAAAATGTCCTGGTATTTAACAGGATTTATTCTCGTGGGGCAGATGAGGTGCAACGTCTAAAAGATCGCGGTGTGAAGATTGTAGTTGATCTTGATGACTTCTACGAACTTAACCCAGAGCATTATTTAGCCGGAGTATTTACAAGCCATACTAAAAATATCATGGAAATGGTTAAGCTGGCTGATGTGGTTATTGTGACCACAGAATACCTGGCGTATAAGATTCGACCACTTAATCGTAACGTGGTTGTTATTCGTAATGCTTTACCATATGATACAGGGCAGTTCACATTGAGTGATACTCGCGCCGAAGATACTCCGCTCATTTGGGCGGGTGGCGCAAGTCACGAGGCAGATCTCTCTTTGGTTGCACGTAGCTTTGATGATGACCTGTTGACAATTGCAGGGTATGAGGTTTATCCTTCCGCTCCTCGTGGTTCAAGTCAACAACTGACTACCGCAGAATGGAATAAGGTGAGACGTAAATTACCTAATGCACAATATAAGCCAGCAGTTAAACATTTGGGTGAATATATGACGGTGTACGATGGTCATGCTATTGCCATTGCACCGCTTGTAGACAACGAGTTTAACAGTTGTAAGAGCAATTTAAAAATTCTTGAGGCGGGAGCTAAAGGACTACCGATCATTTGTTCTAAGGTGTTGCCTTATTACAATCCGGTGGATGCTAATGTCGTCACGTATGCGGAGTCTAAAGCAGAGTGGCATTACGAAGTGGTCAAACTATTACGTAACCCTAATTATGCAGAAGATCGTGGGCTGATGCTTGCAGAACATGTGCGTACACATTACAACCTTGAAGATGCGAACGAACTACGCCGCCAGGTAATTGAAAGTTTATAAGGAGTTTCATGCCAAATATTATTCTTGACACAAGAGACGGCGGCAAATATAGTGTATGTGATTTTCACAGAGTTGTTCTTCCATACAAACGTAGGCTAATCATTAATCCACAACACAATATCTTCGTGTTCAATGGTGTGCCTACTCGTGGAAAGCCAGGCTTCCTGGCTCTTCAAAAACTTGGCTTCAAAATGGTGATGGATCTCGATGACTCACTTCATATCCCAGTGGGGCATATGTTAGAAGACCTATTCGATACCCGTATCCGTGATGATTTGAAATGGTTCCTGGAACGTAGCGATCTGGTTACTACAACCACTCCTGCCCTCCAGCAAGAGCTAAGTCAATATAACGATAACGTTCACATTGTGCCTAACGGACTTCCATTTGATGAAGACCAATTCACAATCAGTCGTGATCGTTATTCCAAAAGCCCCCTTGTATGGGCTGGCAGTGAAACTCACAAACACGATTTAGCCATCTTACCTCCGTTAGGTAAGGCTTTAACACTCTGCGGTTTCCGTAGAGATACAGAAGAACTAAGTAGCTTACAATGGACTGAGATCAGAGAAGATATCCAACCAAACTGTATCTATGAGGGCATACGTCCTTACGGAACATATATGGAGTCATATGATGGTCATCAGGTGAGCATAGCACCACTCGTTGATAATTCGTTCAATAATGCTAAGAGCAATCTTAAGATCCTGGAAGCCGGAGCAAAGGGTTTACCTTTGATTTGTTCTCCTCGTGAGAACTATTTCACTGATGAATTTAAAGATCTGGTATTCTTTGCCGACTCTTTAGCGGAATGGAAAGATCTTGTGGAATACTTAGTAGAGTCTCCAGATATTTGCGTTGAACATGGTATGGCATTAGCTAAGTACGTGCGTGAACACTACCATATTGATGTGCTGAACGAGACTCGCAGATTATTAATCGAGAGGTTGTAATGAATACATTTGATTTTGAGTACCAATCCCCATTAGGTTTATCTTTTATTGTAGAGGTAGACTATTACTACGACACACCAAACCCACTTTGTACAGACAGTGATTGGGATTACCAGGGCGGCTTTATCGTTGAAGGTATCCGAATTTACGCTGGAGCAGAGGAAGTGTTTGACATTGATATTTCCCCATCCGAGATTGTTTCGCAATTCAAACAATACATGGATGAAATGGAATTGAAATTTATTATGGAGTCGAACGAATCTTTTTAACGGGAGAATTTAGTGTCTGAAAATATTATAACAAGACGTGGTTTCCAGGTAGATTTAAGCATTGAGGGACACACAGGTTGTCCACGCTGCATGAGTGATGGCAGGGACAGATCAAGAAATAACCTCATGGTGTATGGCTTAGATTCGAGTGGAGAACACTTAGGCGCAAAATGCTTCGCATGTGATTACACAATCCCAAGTGTTGAGTGGCTTAGAGAAAATGGTGAAGTATTAGAAGAGGAGGATATTGTGGGATCTGAGTTTAATAAAGATATCCATAGACGAATTGTAGAAGAAACAGGCGTAAACCCAATGGGTTATCGTGGCATCAAGGAACAGTATTCCAGCTTCTATGGTGTCCGTTACCAATATAACGGTGAGACAGGTGCTGTTGAACATACGTTATACCCAACAACCATAGACAGTAAGCTTGTAGGTTTTAAGCGTAGGATTCATCCTAAAGACTTTACAAAGCCTGTTGGTCAAGTTGGTAAAGATGTAGAATTATTTGGTCAGGTACGTTTCAAAGATCGCTTTGGTACTATTCTGATCACAGGTGGTGAACATGACGTGTTGGCAGCATACCAGATGCTGGCAGATAACACGGATCGTAAGTA